AGAGACTGCTGACCGTTACTTTGTATGGCTTATGCAGTCTGATAAGAAGGTGCAGAAGAAAGCCGTGAGAAAAGAGTTGACCTAATTCGCCTATAGTGGCATTTTTGCAACATCGGATAACCTACTAGGCCCGATAAACAGCGGTAACCCGCTCGGTGGCGCACGTAGCGCAAGTCTGAGGTCCGACATGAGTTGGGCAACCTTTGGCAAGAACCCCTTAATTCTTGTTGGAGGATGCTATGTCCACTCAAGTTGGAGTTGCTCATGTACAGCAATTCAAAAACAATGTGATCATGCTCTCACAGCAGCGGGACTCCCGTCTGCGTGGGGCTGTTCGCACAGATCCTGACTTCCTCAAGGGGAAGTCCGGGTTTTACGAGCGTATCGGCGCAACTGCCGTTGTTAAGAGAACCAGCCGTCATGCGGATACTCCATTGGTCTCGACACCCCATTCAAGGCGTCGGGTAACGATGGATGATTACGAATGGGCTGATTTGATTGATCGGCAAGATGTCATCCGCATGATGATCGATCCTGAGTCTCGCTATGCAAAAAATGCTAGCTCGGCAATGGGGCGTCAAATTGACGATGTCATCATTACTGCCATGGGCGGTTCTTCTTATGCCATTGATGAGGATGACTCGGCTAGCGCCGTTACGTTCCCATCCGGTCAGAAGGTTGTTCATGCTTCGGCCAATCTAACCGTAGCGAAAATTCTTGCCGCTAAGGAAATCCTGTGGGCCAACGAGGTTGATGATAGTGAGCAAATGTTCATTGTCTGCGCCGGTAGTCAAATCAGTGACTTGTTGAATACGACTGAAGTCAAAAGTTCTGATTACAACACCGTCAAAGCCTTGGCTCAGGGTGAAATTTCGGATTTCGCTGGGTTCACCTTCATTCGTTCGGAACGCTTGGCGACGGACTCGACACCAAGTCGTCTCGTCTATGCATTTGTGCCGTCTGCGATAGGACTCGCCATCGGTGACGATGTATCGACTCGCGTATCGGAACGTGATGACAAAAGCTATGCAACTCAGGTCTATCTTTCTATGTCTCTTGGCGCAACTCGCGTCGAGGAAGAGAAGATAGTCCAAATTGCATGTAACGAGTAGAGGGAGATAGATCATGGCTACTGTCTACTCAGTACAAAAGACGTCATGGGATCAAACCATTCCGTCTAAAAAGATCAAGCCCAGTGAGGCAGGCGGGAGGGTTCGTATTGCTTATGCGCTGTACGAAGCCTCGTCTCTTGCTTCTGGTGATGTCATTGAGATGTTTAATTTGCCTAATGGGGCGCGAGTCCTTGAAGGCACGTTAACTCATGACGCCATGGCCAGCTCTACAACTTTATCGGTGGGTCACGCCGCCTATAATAATGCTGCTGGCACTGCTGTGGCTTTGGATGCGGATGAGTTTTTTGCCGCAGCCGCGTCAACCGCGATTACGACTGTTGCTGTCGCAGCCACTTCGGCTCTTGGCAGAAACACTGTGATCGATGCCGACTACTCCGGTTACCCTGTAACTGTCACCATGGGTGGCGCAGCGGGAACCGGGACCGTAGAGCTTCAGATGCTTTACGTTGTTGACTAAGCAATTATCGCCGTAAGGCGGTAATGTGGGCACTGTTAATTCGGTGCAGTCGGAGAGTGGGGGCGGGCCAGCAGTCCCGTCCCCACACACTCTGTTAAGGGAGAACCTGAATGGCGTCTTCAGAAGTAGCGATTTGTAATCTTGCGCTAACTTATATTGGCGACAGCTCCATAACTGCTCTTACCGATAACACTGACAGAGCGCGGGCGTGCAACGCCCATTATAGTGATTGCCGCGATCAGGTGCTTCGTATGCACCCATGGAATTCATCCATAGTTAGAGCCAGTTTAGCCGCGCTCACGGATGCCCCTGCCTGGGAATGGGCCTATCAATTCACGTTGCCCACGGACCCATATTGCTTACGGATTCTTGAGGTAGAGAATCTGGACGATAGGGAATGGGCTGTGGAGGGCCGGTCCATAGTGTCGGATCAGAGCACGCTGAATATCAAGTACATTAGTCGTATAGCAAATGTTAGCGACATGGACTCTCTTCTTATTGATGTGATCGCCCAGAAACTGGCGCACACTATAGCTTATCGGATTACGGGATCGGTCCAGAAACAGGCCGATCTTCTACAGACATTTCGGATGACATTGAGAGAGGCTCGTATGATGGACGGGCAAGAGGGGGCACCCCCCGACATATCCTCGGATCATTTTGCTGCGGTTAGGCTTGGCACTGACTTTACCTCCGACTGGAGGAAGTGGACGAGTGGCTGATGGCGCGGGTAAATGCCATACAGACCAACTTCACCGGAGGCCAGATAAGTCCTAGACTTTTCGGCAGGGTGGATATTGAGAGCTACCGGAACTCCCTGAAGACTCTGGAGAATATGGTGGTCTACCCCCAGGGTGGTGCAGGGCGGCGCTTCGGCACGATGTATGTCGCAGAGGGCAAGGACTCCGCTGCCGGTACTGATAGGAAGTTCCGTCTGGTCCCGTTCGAATATTCGGACACCAATGCCTACTGCCTGGAGTTTGGCCACACCTACATTCGGTTTTACGCGCAATCTGCACAGGTTGTTTCCGGGTCCGCTGTAGAGGTTACTACGACGTACACGGATGCTCAGTTGGACGAGTTGCAGTTCGCTCAGTCTGCTGATGTTCTTTATATCGTCCATCGCTCCCATCCGCCGCGTCAGTTGGTTCGCAATTCTGCGACATCCTTTACCTTGTCAGACGTGGTCTTTGTTGATGGGCCTTACCTTGACGACAACACGACGGCGACAACCATAGCCTCGTCGGCCACTTCGGGGAGTGTTACGCTTACAGCCTCTACGGCCATATTCACCGCTAACCACGTAGGTGCGTTTTTCCGCATTACCAACAGCACGACTGGATATGCCAAGGTTACCGGATTTACAGATACAACTCACGTCACGGCTACTGTGGTATCTGCCCTGGGCGGGACATCCGCCGTTACGACTTGGCGCGAAGGCGCTTTCTCGGCAGAGCGAGGGTATCCTGGCTGCATCACATTCTTCGAGCAGCGTCTTTGTCTTGCTGGTTCCGCCCACAGGCCCCAGACAGTCTGGATATCTAAAGTAGATGACTACGAGAATTTCACCCCAGGCGCTAATGCCGATGACCCTATACCGTTCACTATTGCGGCCAACAAGGTTAATATCATCCAGTGGCTCAGTCAGGCCAGGAACTCCCTGTTTATAGGGACTGTCGGAGCTGAATGGCAAGTTAAGGGCGCGAACAGCGCCGCTATCACCCCAAGCAATATCATTGTGCGGCAGCAAACCTCTGAGGGGTCCGCGCGGATACAGCCCGTGCCCATCAAGAACGCCTTGCTATTTGTACAGCGTGGCGGCGAGAAGCTGCATGAGGTTACATTTGATTTCCTGACGGACAGCTTCCAGGCCCCGGATCTTACCCTTTTATCGGAGGACATAACGTCTGGCGGCATTACTCACTTTGACGCCCAGCGTACGCCAGATCCGATTATCTGGTCTATATTATCTGATGGCACGTTAGCCGCTATGACCTACCAGCCTGATCAGAAGATACAGGCATGGCACGCGCACACTATTGGCGGGGTTGCGGGTTCAGCGACTATAACCGTGACCGACTATGCGAATATAGCCGTTGACACGGATATTGATGTGACCAAGTCTAACGGTGAAATAGTAACCTTTAGTTCGGAAGCCAGTAGCGGTGACCCTCCATCGACTACAAATGGTTGGCGTCCCAATGAATCCAACGACACGACGGCAGATAATATCTATACCGCCATCAATGCTCATAGTGATTTCACGGTGGCGAACCCGGCAGCAAACGTAGTCACTATCACGGAGACTCAGAGGGCCGGTACAGGCCCGACGACATTGAGCATATCCGACACGGTGCGTCTGGCCACGACTGATGAGACTGCGGCGGTTGTCGAGAGTGTCGCGGTTATTCCAAAGGATATTACAGCGGATATCTACACAGATCAGGTGTGGATAGGGGTGAAGAGGACTATAAACGGTGCTATCAAAAGGTACGTCGAGTATATTGATTCGACCCTGAACACCGATTCCACCCTCATCTATTCCGGTAGTTCCACTTCCAGCCTTACGGGGCTTGCTCATCTTGAGGGTGAAACGGTGGCCGTGAAGGTTGCCGACGCCCCACAGCCCGATAAGATTGTCTCCAGTGCGGCGATCACCATATCCCCGGCTGGGGCCTCAGCGCAGGTTGGCTTGCCTTACACGCACACCCTGACCACGCTGCCGCCCGAATTCGGCGCACAGGCAGGAGCGTCTCTGTCCAGGTTGCGGCGTATACATGAGGTTGTGCTCTATCTGAGGGCCTCCAGTGGCGGTCTTATCAATAGTGACAGTATTATCTACAGGTCATCTGCTGACGATATGGGGAACGCTCTGCCGCTGTTTACCGGGACCATTCGTTACACGCCAGACGATAGCTGGGATCGGGACGGGAGTATCACGATATCCGGTACGCAGCCCCTTCCTTTTAACCTTACGGCCCTTATTATGGGCACGAATGTGAGCGAGGGATAATTCTATGCCATTTTGGGGTGTTGCTGCGTTAGTGGCTTCGGCAGCGGGTGCATACGCTCAGTACAGAGCTGGCGAAGCCAGAAATGACGCTATAGACCGTCAGGCTCTTGGTGCATATGAGCAGATAGATTTCGTCCGGGAGATAGCCGAGATCGAGGAGGTGACTGATGCGGAAGCTATTATAGCCTTACGTGAAAAGACCGATTTCGATATCGACGCCCTTAATACCAGAGAAAGCAGTCTTCTGAGTGCTGTTAAGTTCAATGAAGAGCAGCATGTCAGGAACACGGATATCCTTGAGCGTCAGGGGGTTATTCTTCTGACGCAGGAGCAGCGTAAAACAGATAAGGCTGTGAGCACCGCCCGCGCCAGAGCTGCTGGGGCAGGCGTTGTTGCTGGTGGGGGAGCCGCCGCAGAAGTCGCCAAGGACGAGGCTATCACGGGAAATCTCGACCGGCTTCGCCTTGCCTTGCAGCTTGAGCAAGCTCAGATGCAGCTTAACGACGATATAGGCACCTCTCGTAGGGATGCCGTTATTGCAGCGGAGAATCTAATAGCCGACAGGAACGTCCTTAATTTCAACTACAATCTTGCGGCTCGTCAGCAGGAACTGTCCACTGCTATGAGAGACGTTGAACGGGAAGCTACGATACAGGCGCTGGCCTCGGGCGCGGCGGTTGCCATGGAAGGCCAGACAAGTCCAGCATTGGGTGCCTTTGCCACCGCAATGCGGGGCGTAGCAAATCTTAGGCGCGGGGATACTGACTAATGATACCCATATCTAAGGGCTTATTTATTCGCCCTGGCCAGCAGTCTCATCCCCTTCAGCAAAGAAGGGGCTCACTGGGTCAGTACCAGATGCCTGGACGGGCACGTGTCGGTCAGGATGAGGAAAAGGCTAGCGAAGCCTTGATGCTGACCGCCAGTTACGCCGCCCAAGAATATAATCAGCAAGCTAGTTTTGAGCGGAATCAATTACAAGAGTCCGCTGAAGCCGAATATCTGGAAACTCTTGCGCTCCAAAGAGGGGAAAACCCCGACAATCCAGAAAACTGGCGCACGGCGGCTAAAGCTGCGGCTGACTTAGTGATAGATGACGGCACTACTAAAGGGAACCCTCTCCTTAATTTCCTATTTAACGATGAGAGGGCTAATAAGGAGCTTCGCAATTTCACGACAAAGCTAGATGCTAGGCATGCGTTTATTGAACATGACGGGATATCTAAGAAACAAGTCAGGCAGATTGGCCTCTCTACTATACAAATTGCCGAAAACATGAGCAGACAGATCATGATAGGCGTGAGTAACATTAAAGAGGGGGTGCGAAGCGAGGCCGCTAACGCAGCCGGGGGTTACTATAATCTTTTGCAGGAAGACTCAGAGAAGAAAATTTCTGCTTTAATCGACACGATTGGCAAAATGTCGCATGTAAATACTGAGACTAAGGCGAAGTTGGTGGATATTGCCGTTGAGACTTTTGGGACCAACTTAATTGAGGCGATGCAAAAATTTCACCCTAAGGAATTAGGTCAAAATTTAGCTCGAATGAACCATTTATTCAGCGATGACTTTATGGACGGTCAATATACCGACTACTTTGATCAGAAGTACCAGAATGAGCGGTATAAATCAATATCGACATTACTTGAAGCTCGCACAAAGTTGACCTATCAGACTGTTGCTGGGCGTGGGCAGACTGTCGCCAATAAATTAGACACGTTAATATTTTCTATACACGAAAAACTTCAAGAGGGTAATCCTCCAGAGGAGTGGCGGACAGAAAAATTCTCTGAAGCGAAGACTCTTATAGATGAACTTGCGCGAGTTAGAGTCCCCGGAACAGTTGTGGACCCGAAGACCGGTAAGGCTCCTGACCAGCCTTTGTACCCAAAAGCTAAGATACGAGAGATTGAATCGCAGATTTACGACCCACTTTTCTTTCCCGTTAAGCAAAAGTTATTGCGGGATCTGAAGCGTCTTGTCAGAGACGACGACCATGATAATGCTAATAAATTATACGATCATATGATGGACCCTGGTAATGTTAAGGGCAGATGGAATATTTGGCGGCAATTTATAAGCCGAAGAGAGCGCGAATCTTTTATTCTTGCTGCTGACAGGCTTATTACCGCAGAAGATGCGAAAAAAGCAGCGTCGGGGAAAGCGGGGAGGACTAGGGGCCTCAATGCTTTAGCCGTCAGCGAGACAACTAAACTCAAGAAATCCATTATGGATGCTCTTATAGAGGGTGTGCCAGAAGATATTTCGGGTGCAGCGGGGATGCTTGAGCATTACGCCCCTCTTGATGTTGAGAGATTTGAGGAGATGCTCAAGCGCGGCGAAGAGGCGGTGAGACTTAAACTGGGCAATGCCGGGGAAGATCCTCTGGTGATTAACGCCGTAATTGATAGGAACCGTAAAGATATAGCAGACTCTTCCCCAACTTTTAAGCATATTGCCCGTGAATTTGGATTGACGCTTGGGGCGGATTCCGAAGTCAACCAGAATTTTGAGATAGGCATGCTTCCATTCATGACGGCTGCTGGCGGTCACGGAAAGATGCTTTCTGAGATAGCCGCCAAAAGAAAAGAGGCCGAAGCGGTTCTAGGTAAAACCAAGTCTGAAATGAGTAATATGTTCCTTTCTGCTGACAAGCATGACCGGGATATAGACATCCCTAATCTAAGAACCATTGCTAGCTTGGCCACAGCGCAATATGCCAATCTCAATGGCGTTGATATTGATAATGCTAGGATAGGGACAGATTTTATAGTCAGCGCCGCACAGCTATCGAATAAGATTAACGAATTTTCTCAAGACGACGTTGCTAGTTTCGAGGACGGCAGGGGGCTTCCACCAACCAATGTACTGCAAAAGCGGATCGAGGCTTTAGAGGCGGCTGAACAGCGCGTAAACGCCATAATCGAAAATAAAGTTGCGATAGGCAAAGCCCTTAGAAACATTGTTTTCGGTCCAGGTGAGCATGGTAGGTCCATTCTGGACAGCATAAAGTCCCGCATTGACCAAAGTCTGGAGATCAGCCGTAAATTTCTCAACATACAAGACCCCGATTCTGGTTTTGGTAATAGCGCAATTACAAAAGCGGATATCATCAAGCACTTAGATCTCAATAATCCCCCCACCGATAAATTTAAATCTACTGCTATGGGTGACTTTGGAGGCAGTTTAGAGACATTCGGCCCCAACATGACCAAGTTGCAGCTTTTGCTTGGGTCTATTGGCAACGGGACCAACGGGGCCAACAAGACCGCAATGACTGCCATGCAGTTGTTGAGAATGACGCCTGAATTGGCAGGAGATTTCATGCCGTTCTGGCAGATTGCGATAAGTCATAAATCATTGCAGACTGAAGATGGTTACAAAAGCATACTAGCCTATACTGAAGCTGCCCATACCCTTAGCCTCCATAGCTACTATCTTGGGAATAATGATAAATCTGAGTTTTCGCTGTACGTTTCCGCATGGAAAAATGCACTGAATGATGGTCAGGTCGGGTTTAAAAAGGCTCAGGGGATAATAGATTTTATAGATCGGCACAGGAAATTTAATAGCCAGCCTGTCGATAAGGCCAGTGTTTGGGCACATTACGTAGACCCCGTAAAAAGGGACGCGCTTGTAGACCGGACTCTGGCCCTATTTACTGGGGAAAATAACGTAAGATCTCCTTTTACTAGTTGGGGCACATTTGATGACTTGACTGCTCACACATCCCTTGTTTCTGCTGTACACGATATTATGCGTAATTCACACTGGAGTTTAGCCCCCGGCAACAAAGGGCAGGATGATGGCGATAAGGAAAAATGGATTTCAGAGTTTATTTTTGACTCTCTGACAGGAAGAAGTTTTGCTAGTGTTGATCTTCTTAGTGTCAAGGCAGATACCAGCGTGTTTAAATTAGTAGATGAGAATGGCAACTGGGGATTCTGGGTATCTCCTGGTGCACGTCGGGGTGCCGTCACTACTGGGGGTATTAAACAGCATCTTTCGGGCACTGATCTAGGTCAATTTATCGCCGCTAATACGGCGGGCATAACACAGGGCGGCATGTATGAAGCCGAGGCTCATACGGAGTTGCTTTTAATGACGGCCATGTCTACCCGTCTTAGACAAGCTATCGAAAATGGCGAAGATGTCCGCAAGGCCATGCGAGTATTTAGATACGCGGATGTAGCGTATGCCTATAGGTCTGACGTGGGGTTATCGCGCGATCTTCTTTTTAGAATGATCGATGAGGCGGTATGGGACCATGAAGGGGTCCCTCATGATAAAAGGCCCGGAGACATCAACTACAACATAGGGCATGCGGATTCTGTATTTGGCCTACACAAAGCAGCCGCTGTTAGCGATCTTGGGGATATGCCTGCCTTAGATCCTTACAGCCGCGATAATTTTAATATTCTTGCGGGGAATGGACTTGGTAAGGGGCAGTCTAATTTCCAAGTTATAACGAACATGGTGGACGGGACCGTGGTCCCAAGTCGGGCTAATGGGCGCTCTACATTTACTATAGTGCTTACAGACCCAGCTAAATGGGAACCATTAACTGAAACTTTTGGGGATATTGTGCACGCAGTTGGCATCCCACAGACGGCGAGAGACGTACCGACTCTAAGCGAAGCTAGAACGAATGTGGTTTACCAAGTACAGATACCCGTTAAGGACGACAACTCTCTTGAATGGAGGTATATCCAGCAGTGGAAGAAGGGCGTTCTACAGAAGAACCAGCGAACGCCCGACGCCCAGGTTCTTTGGTCGAGACTCTCAGTACCCGCATTTTTTAGGGGGATCGGTAAAAATGTTGAGGAGGACAGGGTAACAATTCCCGAGCAGAGCCAGAGCTATCGGCTGCATGATCAGTTTGCCTATGCCCGTGGTAAAAAATGGGATCTCCGAACTGGGGATGAGGTTCCCTTCACATCACCCCCTAAAGATGAGGCGGCGGTGAGCGACTCGCCTTCAATGAAAGCGGCGGATGATAAAAATCCAGAGGTGACCGACCCCTGGGAACGACATAAAATTGGTCTTCCGCCGCTGACTGTCGGTGGCGGTGATAGGCTTTAGAATGGCCCGTATAGACCCATTTACATCATTTGGGCAGGGGCCGCACTTAGGCCAGCTCCCCAGAGATCTTGGCTTTACGGACACCTTTCGCGCTGTCCTCAACCAGGAAAGCGCGTTAAGAAGCTGGGACTTGCATAGAAAATTCGGTCTTGACGGCAATCCTGTAGAAGACCCTAACTTTAATTTCCAAGAAGTTGTCGATACTCAGGGAGACCACAGGTACAGTAGTGTACTGAGTGGAGCGGTTAACCAAGAGCATTATAATAAACTTAGATTAAAGGCTACGTTCGAAGACCACCAGAGACAGATTATAGCTGATTCTGGCTTTGGTCAGACTATGGCCGCTGGGTTGCTCACGGGAGTTGTGGACCCGCTTAATTTAGTTTTGGGCAGCATATCTGGAGGAAGTTCTACTTTAGCTCGTTCTGTATTTAGATCTGCGGCCATGGCTCTCGTTATCACAGGCGGCAACGAAGCTATGTTACAGCACAGTCAGGTAACCAGAACCGGTATGGAGTCCGTAATTAACATGGCTGCTGACATGGTTTTCAGTACAGCTTTAGGTGTTGGTGCTTACGGTATAGTGCGTGGTCTTGGCGGTAACCCGGAGATGCTTAGAGCCAATCTTGGGAGAGAAGAGCGCGCCGACAGTGGGTCTTACGGTATTCCTTTTGGCAATGACCCTAATGCGCCCATAGTCCTCTACGGACCTCCGAGCTCACCTATTCGTGGTCCTATTGTGCCTGTGTCCAGGGCTGTTGACCCGACAAAGCCTATAGGCCCAGGAAACCGAGCTGCCGAGTACGATGTCGGGGAGCATGTAATTTATGTTGATTATCACATGCTGAAAAGAGACTTTGTCGCCAGGGCTTGGGAAAAGCCCACTGTTAAGGGGGCTGACCCCATCAACTATGAATTTAAAACTGCTGAAGAATACACAGCTTTCGTTATTCAGCATGAATATCTTCATAGCGCACATCCACAGGCTAGAAATGCCGCCGGTAAGATTATTGAGGATCTTGGGACATACGAAAACCGTATAAATGACTACGCTTTGAGTCTTCGTCTGTCGAGATCTCCTGATGCAGAAGTTCTCACCAAGGGGACCAGGACAGAGCTGTCCGAAGCAACACACCAGCGGCATGAGGCTGAAATAAGGGCAAGGTATGGGGACGACGCGGCAGAGCAGATGGGTCGCGAGGGCGCATTCGGGGGCTTCTTTGGGGAAACTCATCCGGGAGCGCGGCATACGGATGGCAACATCCCCCCAGAAAGGCTTGACGATACTGCCAGGAAAGCTGGTTACGACAACTACGAAGCTACCATAGACCACGTAGAGGCGTATTCAGAGAGAGTTCTGAGCGGGGATCTTACCTGGATCACGCGCCTTGCCCATGCGTATGGACTGGAAAAGCTGAAAGTTAGCCCCATGCTGCACTTGCTTAACAGCCAGTTGCATTCTGCTAGGTGGTATATCTGGAATCTCGTAGAGACGCCCGTCAGCTTGGTTGGCAATCAGCATGGATATGTCACGCCTATATCTATCCAGCAGAACGCCAAGATACACACCTATCTGGTATCCCAGATTGTACAGCTTACCACCAGAGCATTCGCGGCCCACCGTCTTGGTCGTGCCGTAGATGACCCAAGCATCACTACAGGTGGTATTTTTAAAGAGTTGGGTAAGGCGCAGATAGAGCGGTCCCTCGGCAAGTTGCCAACCGCCAGTTCTCGGAGCATAGTCGGATTTAAAATACGCGTCTCTCGCGCGTTACGTTCTGGTGATGCGGATGAAGATCCTGCTGTAATGGCCGTTGTTAAGCAGATTCGTGAGACGATAAGTCGTGTAACCGATGATGCTCAGAAGCTGGGGCTTCTACCTGAGCAGTTGGAACTATTCGGGACCAAGAGCTATCTGCCAAGAATGTGGTTACAGGATGTTGTCGAGAAGAATATCGATGAACTGGTTACTGTTATCACCACATGGCAGCGTGGGAATACATCTGCCGACATGCCGGAAAATCTAGTCGCGGCTATGGCGAAGTCAACAGAGGCGCATGAGCATTATATTAGACTCCAGCTCAAGGGTGTTGCCCGACGCCTCAATGGTATCGAAGACTACTCTCCAGAATCTGCCGCTCCTGGCGGCTCATTCAAAGAGCGCGGCATCTGGATAGATGATAACGTCATAGCTGGCGATAATACGGGTTGGGGTGGTTCCGGCCTGTCCTTCATCGAGAACGATATAGACCACATTATCAAGCGTTGGGTGCCAACCTTAACGACAGATATGGAAATTGCACGCAATCCTATTTTCGGGTCTGTGGGTTTTGAAAACGTAACGGCACGTATTCGCAGAGAATCCGTTGAGCGGGCCGAAGAGCTTGGCGATGACGTTATTGA